TTTTTTAAGTGCCTTCTTAGCACTTTTAAATATCTTTTTAAGAAAAAATTCAGGTTGTCCTGTAACAGGATTAATTGAGTTGAGTTCGTTACCTACAATGTAACGCTCTGGGTCAATGCCCATAGATAACATTTGATTAAAGAGTAAAGCTTTTAACCGAGGATTAGAATCTAATACATCCATTGGCACAACTGTTTCGCCTTCAGCGACGTGTGCAATATAGGTATCTTCGTATCGTCCTAAGTCAGCAATTTTAGATACTTGCTCTTGAAAAACCCCAAGTCCTTGAGTCATAATTAATTCGTTCCTCCAAATATATCAGGCAATTTATTGACCGAAATAGCAACATCTCTTTTTATATCAGATTCAGTTGTTTCGGTAGCAGGGTCATTGACATCTGATGTAGCTTCGTCTTCTGACTCGTACACCTTCCCTGTTGAGGCGTGTTTAATAGTTGTAGAACTTTCTACATCTATAACGTTAGGAACCTTCTTCCCAGCGACCACGATTGTATCTTCATTTATACTCATTTATCACTCCTTTTGCAATACATTATGTTATTTCTAGAACACTTACAATCACTGTTAAATCACCACCATTTTGTGCCTGAGCTTTTAAAATCTCTGATTCTTTAAAAACTATAGGTGTAGGACTGCCTAGCGATGAATCAACAGATCCAAACCCTGCATGAACTGCTCCTGTAGCTAAAATTTCTTGTGATTGTTTAGCTTTTACAGTTCTATCGGTTTCTAAGGGAAAACTAACACCATCAGAGTCAACTAAAAATAACGATATATTACAGTTATTATTAACATCTTTGTTAGATATTCTAATAGATTTTAATATTGCAGTTGTAGCAGTGCCTACAGTATAAACTGTAGTCAACGCTGTTGTTGATAAATTAGCTTTATAATTAGTATATAAGTTTGCCATCTATCCTAAAAACCATGTTATCTGCTCATCTTCATCTCGTAATATTTCAGGTGTGTAACTGTTATTAAGTAGAAATATCATTTGATCAAGAGTTTGTATCATTGTATTCATTTGTGATTGACTATATTCTTGTGCAGCTTGAGGTAATCTAGGTATTTGTATTTTTGCCATTATAGTCCTCTAGTTCCATCAGGTTTAATATCTAATCGAAGTGTTCCATATCTCCAATCATCATCAATAGCATCGCTTTCAACTCTTATAGCAAGTTGTCTACCTCTAATTCTTGTATCTTTTTTTGTTGTGCTTGTTGTTATATCAAAAGAACCATGAGACTTTTGATTTCCAGCAGGGTAAGGTCTTGTTTTTAATGTTAGATCTACAATTCCTGATTGTGATTTAAAGTCAGGTATGATTCTAGATATAGACATAAACTGATCACCATCTGCAATATCAACATCACCTGATTCTATATGAGCTAACATTGCAGCTCCATCATCATTTGATCCTACTTCATGTGCATAAATAAAAGTACGTCCTGCTTTTAATCCATTAATCGTAGAAATAGTTGTTGTTGTATCTTGTGATTCAAACTCTGCGGCATAAGGCTCATCATAAACTCCACGATCTGCCCAAGAACTTCTAGCTAACGTTCCTACATACCATAAATTTTCTGCATAATTAAAAGTAACTTGTCTATCTATTTGTGTAGAATTTTTAGAAGGATAAAACCATATAACTTCATTAAAGTCTGTATTAGCTGCACAAAAGATATCTTGTTTTGCATTTTGATTTAAATCATCAAATACATGATCTTGCACTGTGCAAGGTATTTTTTGTACAGCACCATCAAATCTAAAAAAAGAATCGGTGCCCATCCAAAACGAGTTACCACCAACATCAACAGCAGCATGTAATCCTATACATCCACAAGCAGAACCAAGTTGATTAAAACCAAAAGTAAAAGGAGGCCCGATAAATTGCATTTGATATAAAGCTGTGTCTGTCCATACTAGTACAGCACCTCTAGATCTAACTGCTGTTTGAATAAAATTACCATCTACTAATCTTTTAGAACCAGCAGTATTGGTTGCAGAAGGTGCCCAAACATTTTGTTGTTCTTGATCAGACCATCTTATAAACATATTATCTTGTGTGTTTGTTGAACCAATTGTTGTTTCTGTTCCAAAACAAATAACATGCCTGTCATCACCTGACACAAGCATAAATCTGCTTCTTGTAGGAGCTGTCGATACATTAGTTACAGCCGCTAAATTACTAGATAATCCACTTGATGTATCCCAATAATAAAGACCACCATTAAATTGTAATGCTAAAGCATCTTCTCCCCAAGTATCAAGAGACCACTTTGCTGATTCCAACAACACACCTTGTCCTCCTGTTAATCCTGATCTTGTTGAGTTCCAAGTAGATGCTCCCCAGGTACCTGCACCCCAACCATATCCAAACAAAGATACAGCAGATCCTGTATTAATTTGATAGGTTGCTGTAGCTGTTGCACCTGTTGTAGTTGATGTAGCATTTGCAGGAGCCTCTATTGTATATGTACTTGTAGAAGGAACTGTAAGAATTTCAAATTCACCTTGTAAATTAGCCTGTGATAAACCACCAATAGCTCCACTAACACTAGATATAGTAACAAAGTCACCTATCAATGCTCCGTGATCAGCGTCTGTTACAGTAACCGTTGAAGATGTATTAGTAGTGCCAAATTGTGTTATACTACCTGTAGCACGAGTGGGAGTTATATCAGCATAACTTCCTTCAGAATAAATATAAAGTTTTTTGTTTGTGCCGTACATAGCGTACTTAACACCATTTAGATCTGACCAAGTTAGAATAGCACGAGTTGCACCAACAAGTGCATCAGTTGTTACTTTTGTCCAACCACCAATTTTTTCAGGAAGTCCGTATCTAAAACGAACATTATCACAATCTACCCATCGTCCTTCTGCACCGTATTCAGTATTTTGTTTATCTATACCAGGTGCTATTTGCAATTTTGTTAAAGGCATTGTAGCTCCTATACTGCTGTTTCATAAAATCTAATCCAACGATCTGTTCCGCCTATGTTAATTCTCAATGCTCCTGCTTTACTACTAGCTTCAGCAGTTGAAGAAGATAAACTAGCACTACTATCACTAGCTGAAGTACCCTCAAAATATAGAAACTCTTGATCTTGATCATCTTGATCCAAAGATAAACAAGCAATAGCTCCTGAAGTATTAGCTTGATTAATTTCTACACTTGCATTAGCAGGTGTGTTTGTTCCAAAACCAATTTTGTCTGCAGAACCGTCAATAAAAAATGCGTTAGCTAAAGTATTTGTTTCAGCTCTGAAATCTACTGAAGCACCTGAATCATTAAAAGTAAATCCACCACCATCAAAGTCAATAGAACCTGTTGCTTTAATACCACCAACAACATGTAGTTCTGTAGAAGGAGAAGCTGTTTTTATACCTACTCTATCATTACCTGCATCAGTGAAAAATAAGTTTGCATCACCATTACCTTCAATTCTAAAATCTACATCAGCACTTGATTCATTAAAAACAAAAGTACCACCATCAAGAGATGTGTTACCTGATACTGTTAGTGTTCCGTTGGCCTTGATATTTCCTGCGTCAGCCAAAACATCAAACATAACAGAACCATCAGAGTAGAGTATGTGTTTAGATCCTGCTACAAGGTTCGTTGCTGTACCACCTGCAGGTTTAAAACCTAGAGTGTGTGTACTCATACTTGTTGCATTATCAACAATATACCAAGTCTCTACGGCTTCACATTGCATTGTTGTATCGCCTGATAAGGTACCTGTTAATTTTATAATAGCATTACTTTGTTCATCCGCAGTTGTACCATCAGCTACTGTTAAAGCATCAGTTGTACTTGCTACTGCAACAGAGACATAGCCTTTAATACCAGATTCTACTTTTTGTAAATTGTTATTTGTAATTGTTCCCCAAGTTCCAGAGTTTTCACCGGTAGCTTGGATTTCTAAATTAAGTGAGCTTGAGTATGTTGATGCCATGTTTTAATCCTATCCTACGTCATCCAATAATGCAGCTACGATACAAGTAGCACTTGCATCTCCTGCGTCACCTATATCTGAACTAATAGCATGGATGTCTGCTACAGTTACGTTAGGTAATCTTCCAAACCATGATTGCTCTGGTCCTATAAATATGCCATCAGCTAAGTTAAAAGCTGCTGTTCCTGCATCTATTGATAACATAATGCCGTCCGCAGTGCTAGTATTTTTAACAAATAAAAACTTGACTTTGTCTCCTGTAGCTATGGCTGTCGGAGCTGTATCTTGATCTACTGCTGTATAATCTAAAAAATGGCCTGCTATGAGATCTGCACTTGTTGTAGTAACAGCAGTCTTCTTATAATACCATTTATCGTTGACATCATCAGGGGTAACTGTCATTGAACCACTAATAGTGGTAGCTATCTCATCTGGTAATAATGTTACTGATAAACTTACTGTTGCGTCATTGGCCATTAATCTGTGCTCCCTGGTTCTACATCAATCCATGTTACAGTTTGAGAATCATCTATCTCACTCCATAAAAAGAAGTTTGGTGTTCCTAAACTAAAGTTAATAATATTTTGAAATGATTCACCAAATGCTGTCTCATCTCCAATACTAGCAGCAAATTGACTACCTGTAGAGGAAACATTTGCTCCTGCTGTAACTGTTTCATTACCTATACTTGAAGTAATTCCAGGTCCTGTTGTTGCAAACACAGCAGATCCTGTCATACCTAATGTACCAGAACCCACAGTTCCTATGCTTTGAC